AAGATGTCCAACGGGAGTGAATCATCTTCATTTTCAGCTTGGTGAGCCATACCTTCTACAAGGTCAGCAGTTACACCAAGGAAACTAGCCCAAGGGTCCAAGCGTTTGTAGCTAATCCAGCCGTCATCTGTTTTAATTGAGTATGGTTGGTTACCTGCGCTCAACCATATTTGTCTTTGTTGCGAATCTCGCGGTCCACCGCCAGTTAACTTACCGGCAGTAATAGCTCCCAATGCAGTAACAGTCATCATACTTCCAGTAACCAGACGTCCAACGGCATCAGCCTTTAGATTAGGGTCACCACCGTAGATAGCTTGGTCATACTCAGGCTTAAGCTTAGACTTAACTAGCTTCCACCCGTCAAACATTGGGCTAAACTGACGGTCAACAAACCATGTAGCTAGGTTTGTCGGGGTGTTAACGAAGGGTACAATCAAACGTCCTACTGGATGCTTGGCAAGTCCTCTTTGAAGGGCTGCACCGGCTCCTTGTATTGCACGAGACGCTGGGTTGGCACCTAAGTTCGGGTTGTTAGCTGATGTGAATGTAGCTTCACGTGCAAGACGTAGACCTTCTTTGGCAACATTGCCGAGGTCGTTGTCCCACATATCATTAAAGAGTTCAGTAGCTTTCTCACGGATGAGATACTTAGCATCATCACCTGCTTCACCTACTTGTTCACGTGCCATACGTTCAGCTTTGTTCCACATAGTACGGGCGCTATACATCTTCCCGTCCTCAGTCATAAGGTCGAACTTCTTCTGCACCCATTTCTGCTGTGCGACTCCATCAGAAGGATGAACGTCTTTAGCTTTCTGAGTTAAATCAGCGAGTACGTGAGCACGATAGTTTGTCTGTTTAGCGAACTCATCGACAGCTCCCAATGCTCGGAGAGGGAAGGTTCCAACACCATGTAACCAATTCATAACAGTACCAGCAGCAGTGTTATCTAACCCAGCTACTTCAGCTACATTAGTTCTACCCCGGTGCATACCTGTTGCATCAGTTAGTGAAGACCTGCCGCCTGGGTCAAGCTGACTTGAACCTTCACGTAGGACTACGGGTATCATCCCTAGACTTTCCATTGCTTGTCTTGGGAGGTTTGCAAGCATAGCTAATTGTTGCTTTGCGTTAGCATCAGTAACAAGAGCACGACCAATCATCTTCTCAATAGGCATGATGATTGTATTCATCCATGAGCCCATTGCGTTAACCGTCTGTGTCTTAACGCCAGATAGTAGTGATGAGTAGTAAGCTTCCATTAACACGTGACCCCAGCCCATCTTGTAGCGGCTGTTGGATACACGCATTGCGTTGACATCGCCCTTCTCTATAGCAAGGACGGTTTGTTCATACCACTTCTCGCCGTCAACTTTACCGTTTTCGATAGCGCCAACTAGCTTAGTGAACTCTTCGGTTTCTACACCATCGACATACTTGCCCTCGAGTTCAGTGGTAGTAATTGCAGAACCCTTACCTTTACGTCTACGTGATGCAAACGCACGAGCTAAGGATTCCATGTTTGTAATAACAGAATCAGACGCAGCACCTAGTTGTTTCTCAACAACCATTGCTTGAGCAATCATCTGTGGGGGAGGTTCTTTACCTTCTTTCTTCAGGTCACGTATGGTGATGATGTTCTGCTTATGCTGACGTAACAGCGCAGCTTCAACATCTTGCATCGCATAGATATGAGTAAGTGAATCTTCAAACACTCGTTGACCACTTGTAGCAATCTCAGCGAGAGCTTCTGTGCCCTCAACATTAGATGTCTCATAAATTGTATGAGCACGTTGTTCAGCAGCAATAAGCTTTTCTTCATACGACATAGCTTTGAAGCGTTCATCATTACGACGTAGGTCACGTGCTTTGATAAACAAGTCACGCGCTGTGTCATCACTAGATACAAGGTCTGGTCGGCCCTCGAGGTCACTAGGTATGCTATAGACTTCACCAATGTCAGACGCAGTTGAATCTAGGTAGACAACACTGCCATCCTCATTCACGACGTTACCATCATACTCAGGAGCACGTTGAGCAGCTTTCTCTGCTTTAGCTTTACGTGCAGCACCTGTGTTGTCAGGCTCTTGGAATAACTTATCAGCCTTACCCATACGTTCGAGGATTGCTTCTCTGTTGTTACGGCTTAAGCCTATAACATCTTTAACCTTTACATCCTTACCACTGACTCCATCTGGGAAGGGCCAACCCGATTGTCCACTTACATTAGCCGATGCGCGGCGAGGGTGAAAGGTGTCGTAATCAGCGCCACTAAAGGTTAATAAGACTGGCACCTCTTTGACACCACGTTCGTGCATGGCTGCCATACGGTGACGGCCTTCGTGACTGTCAGCTCCTTTAATAGTGCTTCCACTACCATCACCACGAATATATAAACGCGGTGTAGCAGTAGGGTCCCCGAAGGGAGTAGAAGACTCAGGGTCACTCATCTTGTCGTAGTCAAACTCACCATACACTGCGTCTGGACCATCCATCTTGTCGGTCCCAAGTTTCTCACCCGGTTTTGGCTTACGGTATTTTCTTTTAGCTGTGGCGATAATACTCTGAACCCCCTCCTCGCTTGGCGTAGTAGCACGAATAAAGTCCAATGGGGCTATCCATGCAACTGCAGATGTGCTGCCATCATCAGAGTGGTGACCAGCAGTTGAGCGTTTAATTAACCAATCTAATCTATCAGGTTTCCACGCAACGGTTTCAGCCATTGACATAGGCTCTGCCCCCTTCCCACCACGTTCAAACAAAGCGTCAAACACTTCTTTAACTTTAGGGTCAATCTTAACGTCCACTGCTGACCCAGCAACGCGACGATAGATGTCAAGCATAGCTGTAGCTAACGTCTGGAAGACACCACGTAGACCTTGAGGTGCGCCTTCAGGAAGGGCCCCTTCTCTTACGTATAGTTCAAACCCACGTGCGAACTTCTCTTCACCGTTTACGTCCCAGCGTCCATCAGTAGCGCCTACCCATTCATCTAGTATCGTACGTTCGGCTGCAGTGAAACCACCGTCAGCTTCCGGCATACTATAGTAACGTCGGCGAACAACGTGTCCCATCTCGTGAACAGCAGTTGAGGCATCAGGATTGTTTAGCCCACGAATGTAAGCCTTACCATCTTCACCAAACTCGGTGACACCTTTAGCTGTATCGTATGGGTCAACTGCCTTACCTTCGTCTTGGAAAAGGAAGTCACTCTTCTTGCCATACTTAGGCTTCTTAGCGAGGACTAAAGGTCCAACTTGGATTACACGCTCGGCACCAATGACAGGCTCTTGTGTGGTCCTATCGTAGAAGTATGAGTGACGCTCTGGGTCAAACCCAACTTGCACATACTCTGGGTCATTAAGTGCAGCCTTGGCTTCTGCCATAGTTGCTTTCTTTGTTCCATTCTCAAACGCTCCATCAATGGTAGCGAATGGAGACTTAGCTCCACCTTTGGCTACCCGGAGAGATTGTGTTTCTTTAGCACCAAACGTGGCGTCAGTAATGACAGCGACAGCTCGGTGTGAGATTGGTTTGCCATCAGCACCATGAATCGTTGGGACCCATGTGCCATGATTTGAATACGCTGGGATGTCTAAACGTAGCCCAACTTGTTGTCCATCTTTGATGGGTGCATTTACTTTATCAACCTGACCTTTCTTTAGAGCAGACTTCATTTGAGGAGCAGTAGCAGCCGGAGGTATAAACTTATACGGGGCCACTGGCTTCAACTCATTGACTAGAGTCTGGTACTCACTTGCTGTTACTCCACCTTTCTCGCCAATAGTGGCTGCGGCATCTTGCAGTGCAGCTGAACGGCCCTGCTGAACGCTAGTGTCTTGGAATAACGAGGTAGGACGCAATGTTGCCGCACGACTACCCATGTGTGGGGACTTCGTGTCGAACATGAAGGTGTCCTCTACAGGAATATCTAGAAGTTTGACGGCCCATGCTTCAGCCTCTGCCTTGGAGTCAAAGGCTCTTACGAACTTATCCTCCGTTCTGCCTTGATAAAGGTCACTTAAAACCCATCCCTGCATACCTTCTGAAATATCGAACCTATCCGTTGATGGAGGGGCAGCTTCACCCACACCGTTCTTCTTAGCAAACTTCTTAGCAAGCTTAGGAATCTGGCGGCCGTATATAACATGAGCTGGGTCTTTGTCAGTACCTCTTAAAGATGGGAAAGCATCAATCTTCCTCCGGCCTAAGCCGGTAACTTCTCTAGCTGATTCTACATCAGCAAAGCGGATACCATCGTAGCCTTCTTCAGCAGCAAGCTTGAACATACGTTCAACACCACTGTTTAACCATGTCTTAACGAAAGGGTGGTCTGGGGTTGGCTCGGCAGTTATCTTCTTCTGAATAGTAAGTAGCTTATCCCTCTCTGCTGCAGCGGCGCGGAGTTCCTTATTAATCTCCTCAAGGTTACTTTGCTGTTTAGCCCTAGAATCCCTACTTGCATACTTCTTCTTTCTTAGGTTGGCAGCTTCGTCCTGCAATCGCGCAACATCTTTCTTGGCTCTCTTAAGGTTGCCAGTAACTTCTCTTGCCTCCTCTACAGAAACTCTAGGCTCACCTTCCCAACGACCTTCCTGACCTTGACGAGTCCAATCACTTTGCATCTCAAAGACATAAAGTATTTTCTTATCGCCTTCTATTTTGTCACCAAAGCGAACATGGAACATGGTGTTATCACCAAAGTTATGTACAGCTTCAGATGGCATCTTGGGTTTTGGGTACCGCGCGTTTATGCGACCCACATCAGCAGGAGCATCATCCTTCCAACGAACAGCAAGCTCGCGGTAATTCCCTACACCTTCTGGAACCCACGCATCATACTTCGTATTGCCCGGGTCATACTCGCTCACAAATTCATCAATAATCTCGGTCCTAATGGAATCATCTCGGAGAATCTCTTCGATGTCGGGGCCCCTGCCAGGCCAAAGGTCTTCATACATAGCAACAAGCTCTCCATCTGTTGCCGTATGTAGTTCGTTTCTATACTCCTCTACCTTTGCATCTCGCATACTAGGGTCCGACTCCGGGCCGGTAGGGAATATTTCTTCCTCTACCTCGACTGGCTTGAAGTTCGCCTTAGCGTCACCCACGGTTGCATTAGGGTTAGACTCAAGTAACTCATTAAGCCCAGTGAAGTCCCACTCAGCGTTCTTACCACCGATAGACTTCTTGACGTTAGCAAGTGAGTCATTATCGTTGAACTTCAGTAGACCGTCGTAGGTCGTATGGAAGAACTTGGTTGTATCTACTTGGAACAAACGTGCACCACCAGCGGCTTGACCAACAATCATGTGTTCAGGTCCAAGCCCAAAGTGGGCAGCGTGTGCAGCAAGAGCTGAGGCTGTTGGGCGGTCAACATCAAAGGATTCCATCCAAGGACGAATCTCCTCTTCTGTGTATACCTTAGCGGCTTCTTCGTTGGCTTTGTTTACATCACCAGTTTCTTCAAACTTCTTACGGCCAGCCTTCAGAGCACGTAGAGGTATCAATAGACTGTCTACAGCGAGACCAATGCCTAAACCTTCAATGGCGTTCTTAAGGCGCCCAGTTAGCTCGCTGTCTTCCTCATCAGAAGCAAGGAACTCGGAGATAGGGTTAGCAAGTGAAGGTGAAGACTGAATGAGGTCCGATAGTCGGCCCTCGTTTCCTTTGAAGAACATAAGGTCTGTAGCTGCACCTTGTAGGCCAGCGGTAACCAGTTCATTACGGATAGTCCCACCCTTTAGGAAGGCACGAGGTGTGCCACCCATTAAACCTTTGCCGGCCTTTGTGGCCTTAAGTGCACCAGCGGCCTTAGCGCCTACACCAGCACCACCCATCATAAAGCCGGCACCAAAGTTGACGATGCCATCAACAACCCCACCAGCCATGGTCTTAGATTCACCTAAGCCAAAGTTGTCCGGGATGTCATAGTCAAGGCCAAAGATAGTTGGTAACTCAAGGACGCCCTCAACGGCGCCAGCGACGCCTCTAGGTACACCCATGGCTATATCGCCAACGGTTCCCCAGAAACCTAGTTCTTCACCTAAAGCCTGACGGCCTGATTGGTCAAAGTAAGTTTCGTAGATGTCATCTGTATTTTCGTTCGATTTCATATTTAATTTTTATTCTGTCCGGGTAAATCTCGCATAAAGAAACTCTGAAGTACCACGCCTTGAATGGCTTTAACCTGTTCTATTGGTGTGCGCCCACTGGTAGCAGCGTCACGTTCAATTAAAGATTTAACGTTAGGAGAGAAGGCGTTTATTATCTCACCCCACTGCGCGTCAGTTGTGGCTTCATACTCATCCCAACTATTAACCATAGGGAAGAAAGCCGGGTGAATAAGGTCATGGTCCACCTCAACGGTTCTATCTCCGTATTGAAGTTGGCCTGTTTGTATTTCTTCGAGAGATAGACCACTTCGGTCAATACTCTCATCAGTAATAGAGCTAACCCCTGCTTGACGAAGTGCAACTATGTCACCATCTTCGTCCGGAGTTTGTGCACGTATTGTCCTCTCGAATACGGCCTTATCATGTTGGATTCTTTCAACCGACTCTTTATAGGTTTTATTGTCTTCATACCCCTCCGTTTCTGTTGAAGACCAAACATCATGGTAAAGACCTCCTAATTCTTTTTTGGTTAGATTGACGTAGTTGTCTGTATTGTCATACGGCCGTTGTGGTACATAAGAGCCACCACCTACACGGTCAGGACCAAGGAAGCCAGCTAAGGTGTTATCCTCTGTTGACTCACTGTCAAACAGCCAGTTACCTATGGCATCTATCGGGCCTGTATTATTCGTAGCAACACCACGAGCTTCACTTAGGCCCCCCATCAGTTGGCCTTGAGCTTTATCTAACTCAGCCTGACTTTCATTTAGTTGGTCCAGTCGTACTTGTTCCGCACCAGAAAGGTCATCTTCTTCTTTCTTATCCTGTAACTCAGCTTGAGATTGTAAATCCGCTTGCTGCTTAGTTATTTGACCAACCGGTTGAGCCGTTTGTTCAGCCGCGAATCGTGCGGTTAGACGTGCGTCAACTAAACCTGCAATCGCGGCAAAATCTCCAGTCATTGGTACACCACCTTCAGAAGTAGCAGACCAATCCCTTACGACTTCTAATATTATTTGGTTAGCCTCAGACTGAAATTCTATTTTACGCATTACCGCTGCAGTGTATCGGCCGTCATTCATGCCAAACATTTCCTTGGCGTCAGCTATCTGTGAATCAAGTTGAGCAAGGTATGTACCAGCAACTGTTTCTCCTAGAATACGTTTACCGGAATCTCTGTAGAAATCAGTCGCTATCTTTTCGGTGTTCAAATACAAACCTGATTGGTTGATTAAATCTGATGTATGCTCGGGAGTTAAACCCTCGATTTCACTTATGAATGTGTTGATTTCTGTTTGACTGGCACCGTTAGCAATTCGATTTCTAATTTCAGTAAGGTTACGAGCTGATATTTCATTTGCGGCTACAACATCTCTCCTAGACATTGAGTAAGCAGTATTATCATTGGTGGTCATTTGTGTTTTTAAGTCATCAAAGGCTTTATACTTTAGCTCCTCAACAATCTGCGGTGGGTAACCCTGCAGCTCTTGCTCAATATAAGCTATAAACTCATCTCTATTGGCTTCAGTAATAGGTGCACCATCCTCTCCACCAGTGTATAAGTATCTATACATTGCACCATTAGCGGCATTCACTACTTCTGAGCGATTACCTGTACTACGAGTATCCTGAACTTTCTCAGCCTGTATTAGTTGTTGTTCTAAGTTCTGTATGAGCTCTTCCTTTCTAGCTTTTCCTAGCCCATTTAACTTGAAGGAATCAGATTGAACCGCTGTCAGTAACTCTTGAACATCATCAACGTCACCCATGTTTGCATTATTCTTTGCAAACTCAGTAATAGCGGCCACCTGGATGTCACCCATCTGGTCAGGCTGTAACTGTATAGCTTCAGAGTCAGACTCATAGAAAGCTCCAGAGTGAGCGTTAAGTGCGGCCACAAGGTCACCTTCGCCACCACCCTCAGACCACTCTAGGAGAGCATCTTGTTGGTCCTCAGTCCACGCTTCGACATTCTCATTGAACATCTTCTTCGTGTGGGCTTTGGATACCTCACCTTCCCATGTAGCATTAATCTTTCCTACAGAATCACCTTGAATCGAACGGAACCACATGTTTTCCGCGGTGGAACTTGGGTAAGCCCCAACTACGGTGTTATAAGCTTGCTCCTGTATAGCAGCGAGGTCGGTATCAGGATTGTTTCCAGCCGCAATTAGTTGACGGTCAAGCTCAAGCTGGTACGCTCTACTGAATTGAACAGCTTGTTGACGAGCGTGGAACTTATAGAACTCTACGTCACGACCAGAGAGGTCTCCGGTTTCATTATACTTAGCTAAATCAGCGTTGACTTTATCTTTGTATGGTTGCTCTTGCTTACTAAACTCTAATGCAGCAGCTTGTGCTTCCACATCGCGGTCTTCTTGACCAGCTTCGTGCATCATCTTTAGACCTTTAGATAGGTCTTTAAGTCCTGCACCTAGTTTATAGAAAGGGTCATCCTCAACTCGCAACTCACGAGCTTTATATGCTTGGACAAAGTTGTCCGAGATACGTACTTTTTGCTCATCAAACTGTTGAGCTTCTTCGTTATAAGATATGCGTTTAGCCATGATTATTTATTAGTCGCTCATAAGCATGCCACCGATGCTCAACAGTTCACCTAGACCGAAACCAGCTGGCGGAGCGCCAACCTGTGACCACCCTTGGTTTACCCTGGATTCCATAGCAACATGAGATTGAGTAGCCATTGAGTTAATATTGCGGCGAGACATTAAAGCTGCACGTCTAGCGTTAACATCTGTCTTCAATGCAGCCCGGATGTTATCCATCTTCGAGGCAACAACATTACTCTCGCCAGCAGAGACGCCTTCTATGGCTGCTCTCTTGTTAAGTTTGGAGGCTATACCTTCAGCGTTGTTTGCAATGATGCCAGCCTCCTGTTGACCCCTTGCGGTCAAATCCTTTAGGGAGTCATAGTAAGCCTTCTTTGCGTTGCGCTCGTTAATCTCTGCGTATTGCTTTCTATTTCGCCAGTTAGCTTTATCTGTCCCTGCCTTACTCATTCCGCTTATCATGGCACCCCCAGCACTCATTAATCCTGCTTCACACATTTAATTATCCTCCGGAGAGAAGCTCACGAAAACAAAATCTGAGTCGGGTTGAGCTTCCCCGATGTCAAACCCCATCCAACGTAGCCACTTAAGGTGCAGCTCGTTGTCTTTATGGGCAAAGTTGAAAATGAAATTGTAATCTTTGGTTATACGTTCAAACCACCACTTGCAATTACGTAAAAAATACACAGAAGCTTTCTCAATATCCTCAGTACCTAACAACCAGATTCTACAAGCCCCATCCAAGTCCGTAGGGACAATCCCAAACATCGCTGCAGGGGTGCCATCAACATGGAAAGTCATAGGTTGTGAACTGGCGTAGAAACCATCGACCAACGCTTCAATAAACATAGGGCCACCACGTGAAGCTTCAATCTCCACGCTATCAGCGTAGCGTAGGTTTTTGCCGATGTAGACGGCATCCTCTAAGATAGAAGCTAGAACTCTCATTATATTCTCTGCGACCTCGCTGAGTAGGACCCCTCGAAGTAGGCTGTGGATATTGTGCTAGGCAGGGGAGAGTCGTTAATAATTTTAATAGTTATATCTTTGGCTCGACTTCGGATTGCATAAGAGAAATCACCTGAACTAATTGGGTTGGAACCTATGAGTAACCCCGAGGCACCCAATGTTCTACCGGTGAATGGATATGAATAAGCCGTGCGTTGAGATGGAGTGACTTCAACACGGAAGTAACCAGAGTCTGAGTATTCTACAGTGCCTCTACGTAGTTGTAAGCGTCCTTCGTGGATAACTTGGTTTTGTGCATCTCTGAGAGCAGGGGGAGAGAACTCATACGTCATCGTATATTTCTCACCAATCCAAACAGATGTAGAGCTATAGTTGCCCTCAACATAAAGATTAACCTGGTCAGCAACCTGGCTTGTAACATTAAGTATGCTTCCCCCGGTCACCGAGCTAGTGCCCCGAGTGACTACTTCCATACTAACATCAGCACTAATCTTATACGGCAGTACAAACTTAGTTCTGTCTGTTGTCGCGTCATAAGTAACAGTAGTATCTGTGTCCTTAATGCGGCGGTCTATGTGAGTTAAATATGTGGAGTTGAGGTCAATCTGTTTAGCTTGAAAACTTATCTTCTCAAGGTACCAAGCGTCAGACCGACGGTTAACCATATACAGTGCGTTGTTAGCAAACATCATCCCCCTGATGTTAGAACTATCAAAGGTAAACTTGGACCAACTTGATTGGACTTCCTGACCACCACTGGCAAAATACTTATATACATATAATGAGCCGGCATCGTCAGACGATAAGCCACACATTAGGTTTTCGGTGTCGAACGTGGATAGCTTTCGGAGGTCTCCAGGGATATATCGAGGTATGTGAAGTGTAATCTCGGTATCAATATATTGGCCCTCAACATTGGTTGAAGGTGTTAATTGATACACACCACTATACTCACCTCGCTCAAACCCAAAGAAGATACGGTTCGAGGAGATGACTGGACTTGCTGTATTTGCAGAACGGTAACTTGAAAGCAGTGTAGCCTGAACACTATCGTTAGAAAGTATTGGTGTGCCGGTTACTTTGAACTGGTCATTATCACCAAAGACGATTAAGTCATCTTGGAAGGACACAGCGCTATGTAAGTTGACAGCGTTGGAGTGGTTAATAACCAGGTTCATACAGTCAGAGGCTAATGAGTCCACTACCGAAACTGTGAAGAAGTTGAATAACTCTCCAGCTTCGGACATTGAGATGACGTCATTACTAATAAAACCGACTCGGTTCTTGTGGAAGAATATATCCCTTATCTTGCCTCCAATAAAGCCGGGGTTTTTATTAGTCGCAGCATCACCGGCAGTCCGATTGCCCCAACTTAATGTTTCGACATCTGTCCCGTCAGCTTGGCCAAAAGTATAGGTACCATCACCATCACTACTTAAAACATGCGGCATAGTGGAGGCATCTAATTTATACTTAATGTTTGGGCCTACAGTCTCAACCCAGTTACCCTCATCCATCACACCACCTGTAGTTGTTTCTTTACCAACAAACTTTACATAGTAATCATCAAAGGTGGACTCAGGAGCTCCAGAGATTTGCAAGATATACCCATGAGGGCCGTAGACCGGCAGGGTGTTAAACTCTTGTACACTGTCATGTATACTTGTGATGTAATCATCACCATTGGTATGACTAACTGAGACCTCCACTTCAGTCGTTGTGTTTGTTCTATATATGAAAATAACTGGGCCCTTTGACGTAGCTGTTATGTTTGCGTATACGTTAATAGCCGCAGCAATAGTAGTGGCGTCTGTCTCTATTTCACCAGTGTCGCTGGTAGAACCGCTTGTCCCAGATACGGTCCATTTATATGAACCATCACCAGCACTCCCCTTTAGGAAGATAAGGGTATGGCCGCCAGATGTACCACTAACCAAATCAGCATTCTCTGCGGAAAGGTCGGCTGCCATTGCAGTGGTCTTATCAGGGTTAACAATGTAAGTAACATCAGCTAACGTGAGAAACTTATACTCAGCGGTTGTACTTGTAGTTGCTAAATAAGACTCACCGTCAGGCTTAGTAACTGTCTTTGCTGCCCCATCAAGACCATACACAGCCAACTCACCGTCTTCGATAAGTATAGTGTGCTGCTCAGATGAGCCACGGTCAACGAAATGAACACCATCTATTGTGGTGCTTGTAGAAGGTGCGACGTAATCTTTTAGTTTGGCAATAGCCTCGGTAGGTGGACGCTTCTTTAACCCATCAACAATGGACGAATAACCATTCTCCTGGGATTCAGCAAAACCCTCACGACGGATGGTCGTAGGTTGTTGACTAACCCCATTGAAGATGCCTCGAGTGGGAAAGGAAATTAGTGCGTCTCTTGCCATTAACTTACGCGGTCAATAGGTGAACCTCGACGGATAGCGTTGTATGTATCCATGTTGTCAAAGATAGAGTGGTTAGCAGTCCACCCTTCGTATTCAATAAGAGAGTTCCATGCGTACCTCTCGTCCATTGAAGTGAACTGGTGGTGAGTCACTGAGCCAACCATACGGTCAGATAGAATACGTGCAGCACGAATGGTGACATATTGTTTCGCTACGTGAGGTAGGTCTTCAAAAGCTAACCCATATACAACTGTAGCTTTAATCTCATCAGTAAACTCATACGTATGTTCCTTGCGGTCATACAAGCTGGTGCCACGCATGACAATATCTATGTCCCCTGCGTTATGAGACTCAAGGTCTAACCTTAAGATAGAACCACTGACGGTTATTTTATTGTCAGCAGCATCGGGAGTGAACTCAACGTCGAACTCTGTATTGAAGTGCCAACCCTTAGCTTGGGTATCTCGGCTTACTTCAGTCAGTAAGTTCAACGCTATCGTTGTGTCTGCTGGTAGTGAACCAGTTAGGGAATTAACCGGTGACTCACCAATAGTGGCAAGCATCGTGTTAATGGCTTCGAGTTTTGTTAGAGAAGATAGCATAATTATATAGGGAGATAAAAAGGAGGAAGCAGCGTGAGCCACTTCCCCCAAAACACACACACAATCAAAGGAGAGAACCCCTTATGAGTGTTTTATTATGCGGCAAGCTTGAACCAACCAGCAGCATCTTGGCGTAGTGGTGCAGTACCAACAGCCATCTTTGCTACGTATAGTGAGCCCTGACGCTCGACCAAGTACTGAGACTCGATAGAGATGTCCTTAAGCTTGACAGTTGCCACAGCTTCTTCGTGACCGAAGACGCCAGCATACGGTGAGTAATCCGTAGTAGCTTGGTTCTTGTTACCAGCTGCTACGGTGTAAGATACACCAACGTCATCGACGTGGTTTGACTTGTAAACTCTGATGCCAGCAATTTCCATTACAGTGCCTTCAGCAAGTGAGCCCTTACCTGAGTAATCCAGGTTGATGCCATCACCGACAACTCCAGCCTTCTGGATTAAGCGGTAGTAAAGCTCAGGGCCTAGAACAGCAAAGCGACCATCTTCAGGTAGGTCATTAGCATCCATCTTTTCAGCAGCGGAATAGAAAGCGCCAATCATACCTGCAACAGTTACAGCAGCCTTAGTGGTAGCACCAAGGTCTACATTATCCATACCACCTTGAATCGGGTCAGAAGCTCCACCCGTAGCTGATTGGTACATCGCACGAATGATATTCTTATCCAACTCTACAGCTAGGGCCTTGCCTAACTCAGAAGTAAATGGCCCACGGTAATCATAGTGTGCCTTAGCTTCATCAAGTGAATCAATGAAACAAGAGCTTACGAGCAGGTCATCAATCTTGACGAGCTTCTCGTTCACTTTCATAGTGGAGAGGTAATCTGTACTGCCAGCATCTTGGTCAGTAATCAACGACTCACCAGGAGTGTGATACTTAGCAGCAGCTTTGCCAGTCAGAGGGAATTGAGCCGAACGGCCCGAGGAGATGGTTCTTGTACGGGTAAGAGGGAGCATCAGGTTCTTTTCAGAGAACGCTGTAGCAACTTCACCAGCAAAAACCTTGAGGAACATAGCGTTATCAGTAGCCCACGTTCCGGTATGTGCACCGGAGCCGCCAGCCTGACCGCCTAGAGAGACTTTCATAGACATGAAATTATCCTTGGTTTAGGAGATTAAAAAAAAATTAGTTAGAAGTTTGCTTTTGCTTTCTTGGAAGTTGTCCACCGTAGTGGGCTACCGGTAATTACGTAAGCGGATTGCCTAGATGTTGGACTGACTGAGTTTCTGAGCTACGGATTCACGATAACCGGAATCAGTTTTGTAGCGTGGGTCACCCATTGCAGCCTTCACTTCGGCAAGTGATTGGAAAGAGCCAGAGCCGCTAACGGCCTGGTTGCCTTGAACTAAATTAGGAGCCTTACCGACAGCTTTTGTGTACTGAGCGTGTAAGCCCTGTATCGCCATCCGTGCAGTCTCGGTGTTTACTTCAAGAGCTTTATCAAAGGCGTCAATTTCGGCCGATGATAAAGATTGCTGTGCCCATTGTGCCATCTCTTTGTAAGCATCTTCGCCACCCACTGTTGCCATGAGGGTATTGGCTTGTGCTTGAATGACGGCCTTTTGACCTTCAGCATAGTTGTCTACAAAGGAGCGAGGTAAACCCATCTTCTCCATCTCACCATATTGTTCATCGGTGAATGAGAAGTCTTGGTCACGCCACGCCTCTGAGAATTGATTTAGTTTGTCTTCGCTTAAAGATTGAACTTCAGCTTCTCCAGAAGATTCATCCCCAGAAGAAGCAGACTCTGAACCTTGCTTACGCTCCAGTTCACTATACGCTTCAGCGAGGTCTTCAGGATTGCTAAACTTTTCCGGCAACCACTCTGGACGTTCGCCCATAGATTGGTCACCTGTATCAGTAGCTTGACTTTCAGGTTGTTCAGTAGATTTCTCATCGATTTCAATTTGGGCTTGTTCAAATTCCATTGTGTTTATTCAGTTTGTGTTTGTTGTGAAGCAGCTATCATACCTTTAGCTCCCTCTTGGATTACGCCCGGTGCTGCTTGTTGCATCATCTGAGCCATCTGAGCTTGCTGCTGTTCGGCGGCAATATCTTCCTCGGTGCGGACCAAACCATCAGGGTCAATACCTAACGATGCAGCGCGACGAGTGAGATACTCAGAGATGTCGATGTAGCTACTAATAGCTTCCGGACCAAAGATTTGACCAACACCTGAGATGAAAGCATCCAGGCGATTAAGGTCTTGACCTCTACCTAAAGCATCCACACCCGTGATTATCATCGGGGCAATGTATTCCTTTGGTAGTTTTGGCAGCTTACCTGATTTAGTTAGCTGCTCCAGCAGACGAGTGACCAGTGGTAACTGGAGTGTCGCTGCTAGTTGAGAGTAGACTGAGCTATGCTGTCTCTCGATGGACTGTTGGACTAACCTTACTTCCTCTGCTGTTACACGTTCGGCATTACGTATGGTGTCGGTGGTCAATAGGAACGCATAGTTAAGACGCTCTTGTATTTTGTTGACAGTCTCAAAAGCAATACGGAAGTCAGCAAACTTGCCAAGCTGCAACACTGACACATCTGTAGCATTACCTTCACGTATAGCCCCATTAGGTGCTTCGGCAATAGTCCGGGCACGAGTTGTACCATTAGGTGAGACTAAGAATAAACAGCGAGCTGCTGCTGCTGACCCCTCAACGAGAGCTTTCTGTAAAGCCTCGATTGACATTAGGTCACCAAAGTATTCTTCAACTAGAGAGCGCCCGTAATCTAGGCCATCAACTACGTGCATACGTAGAGCCATGTATGGGTTCTTATCTAGTGGGAACTCACCCTCGGAGCCGGGTATTAACTGCCCGTAAATCTCCTGGTGGATGTAATACTTATCCCCATCTCTATAGCAGCAAGTATATAAATCACACTCCTGCTCATTGTCCTTACCATGCACCTCGATGATTTCACGAGTTTCTTTTGGTAGCGCCGTGTGGGCTATAGTTTCCTTGGTGATAACCTTGAGTATGTTCCCACTAGCATCCCTTTTGATGCAGTAGTTATTTAAGTTAAACATACGTAGAGAGTTATCTGGACGAAGATAGAGTAGGCAATTTCCAGCTACTATTAAATGCTTTAACGCTTCTGATAAGGATGGCCTAAAATTAGCTATCTCTATCTCCTTCATTACCGCACGTTCCATACGTGATAACGAAGAGTCTATCTCAGACTTTATTTCATCCAACCCATCCAACTCATTTAGAGCTTTGTTGTCTAACGTGAGACGGAAGAACGGCTGGTCCTGTGGGGGCAGTAGTGCAAGCAGCAGAGCTGCACTTAGGTTGTTAACTCCACGTGCTCCTATACTATTGTAAGGGGTCTCAAGACGTGACGAAGAGTTAAAACCCTCGTCTACAAATAGAGAGGGTATAGTTAACTTAGCACAATCCCTGGCACGTTGTAGTACCGGGAGACGCTCTGTTGATAGCTTCTCGTATTGAGAAGAAAGGGAGCCAGTTGAATAGTTCAAAACTAGTAGTTGGTGTTCATGCCACCATAGTTAGATAACCGTAGTCCAGCAACACCTTGCCCAGCTACAGTATCCTTTCCACCTACGGTCTTAACACCTGCTTTCTTTTTGTTACCAACACGTAAGGCAGTCTTAGAGAATATCTCCTTCGGTGGTAAAGGGTCTATGACAGGAGGAGGGGGAGCTTTAGGGGTGGAGTTAAACAGGCACATCGTCGTTATCTAATATGGTATTTTCTTGTTCCTTCTTAACCATTATTAAGAAGTCAATAACACTACGCTGCCCTGCCTTGAACCATACTTCACGTTCGGGACAAGACAGGTCGGGGTAGCGGTCTGGATACAGTTTATCCAGAGCGTCTAAGAGATTGCTAGGGATTATCGGTAAGTTTTCCATGAGACTTTAGGAAGGCATACAATAACACTGAGTAATTGATTACGTCAAGGATGGTATCCTCAATCTTTTCGTCCTCTACTTGGGGCTTATTACCGTTCATTAGTGTGGATAGCCTAGACATTTTATCTGTCAGACGGACCATAAAGCCTAGTTCTGTGGTGGTAATGCCCATACTTTCCACACGAGTGAAGTTAGCAAAGGGTGTATCGCCACTTGAACCAGCGTAATCGTGGTTCTTCTTTTTCATCAACGCATGCGCAGATGTACATAATTCACTATGCAGTTGTAGCAGTTCTGTCGTATTCATTGTATCTCTCCGGTGTCCATAAGTTGATATTGCCGGTGACGAAATCATAGTCACCACCACGTAGAATGTAAGAAAGACGAGCTTGAGTAAGCGCGTCCTCTGGAGTTAAACCAGCGTCCTCAAATAGAGAGACCACTGTACTCCACATCTCGCTCGGTGGAGCTACGAGCATCTTTCGTTTAGCGGTCATCACGCCGACACCAGGACAGCCTTTGAAGTTATCCGCAGTATCCCCACATAGAGTCTGGATGAAGTGAGTGTATACAGCCTCATGTGGTGTCACTTGAATTACCCCACGCTCTGACTGTGCTGGGTTGTAGTGTAGGCCTGGGACTGTCATTAAGTCTTTATCTGAAGAGCACATAATGTCCCCCTCGGTTGCCACAATACCTAGTAAGTCATCAGCCTCGAGATGTTGAATAGTTAAGCAGGAATACTTAGCGGTAATCGCCTCCCGTAATGGGGCAAGTAAGACCGGCTTACGTTTACCTGAACGATTAGCCTTATACTCTGGGAAGAAATCCTTACGGAATATGTCCCTTCCCGAGAAGCATATTAGAACGTCATCAACCCCAGTAGTCTCTTGGACTTTTTGGACCTGCTCATTGAACGAACTCTTAGCTTCATTGAGGTCACCGTAGAGTGTCCAGAAGTCTTTGGAGGAATCCCAGCAAACCTCGGACTCTGCGCCGAAGGATGCCCGGTAAAGGAAGATGTCACCATCTATAATTAAACGTGTATTCATTATTAGTGGGTCTCAGCCCAGTTGTTTCCTATCTTAAAATCACCATCAAGAGGACAGCGAAGGTTAAAGAATTGCCCAGCTTCTCTGAACGATTCCACAATTATTTCTCCCACTTGTTCAGCAAGAGGTTCACGAACTTGCACCTGAAGCTCGTCATGTATGTGTGCTACTTGAGCAGCATCACTCTTAGTAAATCCGGCAGCATGGAACTTCTCATGTGCTAAGACTGTTGCCTTCTTCATGCACACTGCGGCGCCACTTTGCAGGAGAGTATTCAGTGCGGAGTGTTCGGAACGACAGCTCAACGGTCTACCGTCAAGACCTACTAAAGTTCCACGCTCTGAGAACGCTTGTTTAACCTGAGTCAGTAGCTGCTTCAATGCCGGCATCCCATTAAGGAATCGGGTCTGAAGCTTCTTACCCATCGCCGGCGAAACACCAATGGTCTCACCTATCTTGGCTGGTCCACCACCATAAAGCGTACAGTAAATTAGAGTCTTTGCTTTGTTGCGGCCGTTAGGGTCACTCCCCAAACCTGCAGCATTTTGATTAACGGAGTGGATGTCTCCCTCAAGTATCGCTTCGATGTAGTCATTGGACCAACGCCCGGTGTAATGAGCGAGGATGCGTAGCTCAACTTGAGCGAGGTCTGCACCAACTAACTTATACCCAACTGGTACAGTGAATAGCTCACGACTCTCTTTTCCATAAGCCGAACCTACAGAGGTAGCTTGTGCAACATTAGGTCGGCTATGAGTACAACGCCCTGAGACGGCACCATTGTGATTTATGCGGCCATGTATACGTCCATCTTTCTCGAGCTTTAACCAAGCAGCATCACCATCACCAATCATACCAAGCCGTTTAGTAATCATCAGGAACTCATTAAGAAGTTTAGCCTCTGGGAACTTTAGTCTTGATAAAGTTTTCTCATCTACCTTTGCTCTACCATCCGGCGTGAACTCGGTTGGCTTCCACCCATAATGACTAATTAAAGCATTAGCTATTTGGACTCGACTGTTGGGGTTAAACTCAACACGCTTCACCTTGAACGGACCAGGTGTAAGTGTCTTACGTTCCTTCGCAGGGCAATCACCTTTACGTATAAACTTCTCACCGCTTGTAGGACTCAGCCAATACTGCCGCGTCTTCATTGTGGTTTCGGTAGCTGGGAAGACAGCAATCAGCTCGGACTCTATCTCTGCACGACGCTTCACTAAGTCTGCGTAGAGTATGTGAGCCCGTTCAATGTCAAACGCAAAACCTGTTTGCTGCTGTTCATCTAGGATTTTTGCGAAGGGTTGTTCTAATTCAATACAAGAAAGAGGGAGGGAGGACACATCTTCCCAAAGTTTTTCAGTTACCTCGAGGTCTTGAAGACAATACTCTCCCATCTCTGGCGAATACTTCTCCCATGGGTTTTCCATAGACTCACCATACTCACCCTTGTAGCACCCTAGACGTAGGCCCCATGCTTTCAATGAGTGGCTACCTATAAGTTTGGGTTGGTAATCAGCACGACCATAGTCATCCTTCTTTATGTCTGCATGTTTAACTCGTGCCAGTATTAGTGTGTCACGTATGCTCCCACCAAACGTCCACTCTGGGTAGAGCTTTTGAATAACCGGGATGTCATATCCTTGTATGTTATGGCCAATCAAAGTCTTGGCTTGGGATAAAGCTCCAAGGCCTTCTTTAATCTGATGTGGTTCAAATAAATGTTTCTCCCCGGTATCTAAATCAAGTACACCAATGCAGTGAATAGTGGATACGGTAGGGAGTAACCCATTTGTCTCTAGGTCAAAGATTAGTGTGTGGTCCTTCATTAAAATTCAAAGTCGGCTTGAGTTGCTGGGGCAGTCGGTACAAACTGCATACGGTCCTTATCAAAATTAAGTGTCTGCATCACGCCAGTGTCCCCAGAGAATCTGTTCTTGAGGCATCGTGCTAATACATGGTTAGGATTCTCTTCATCCTGTTGGTCACGCTCGAGGCCAATGCAGATGTCAGCAAGCCCAGCAATTTGAGTGGAACCTCGAAGGTGACTAAGAGATGTACGGCCGCCTTCTTCCATAGGCCTACCCTCAACACGTTTAAGGTGACTCACTACGATGAGACCTATGTTTAGATTCTCTACCGCTTGACGTAGCTTAGTCATCACAGCGTCAATCCGCCGACGTTCATCACCTTGGTCTGCAGCCCCGGATAGCATCAGAGTGATGTGGTCTAAGAAGATATACTTGTAACCAGCATGAGCTAAGAACTTAATCTTACTCATCATGTTGTCTGGGTCTATGGAACCAAAGTGGTCGTAAAGAACAATGTTGTCCTCACCGAACACATCATCAAAAGCCTTGTCCAACTCATCTTGGTCAAGGTCATAGTTCAAGTGTAAAGCTTTGTGAGTATGTATACCTAGAAACTGTAAGGCCGACTGTCTTACATTCTCCTCGAGAGCAATGTAGGCGATGGGTGTTTGCTTACTTAGGTGGTATGCAATCTCGCGGCACAGTGTGCTCTTACCTATGCCGGTGCCGGCGGTAACTACAACCAGCTCTCCACGACGTAGGCCGTAAGTGGTTTTGTTAAACCCTTCCCATGGGTACTCGTGACTCTCGGCTTCAGAGAAGTCAGTGACTGCTGCATAAATTTCTTCCTTGAAAACTAAACCGTCAGGTCGGTGAGGTTTTGCTGACCACATGACACTGACAAGTTCAGACTCACGACCAGCGACAAGCATGTCATTTACATCCTTCATGCCTTGAGGTAGTTGAGCGATGTGCGCTTTGCCTGGACTTAGTAACGCTGCACATTCAACGGCAGCATCACGCCCCGGCTTATCCTCATCGAACATAAAGATGACTTTGTCGAATAACTCAACGAACTCAATGTTGTTACAGATGGCACGTGATGCTGACTGCGCCCCATTCGGGATACCAACCACCGGCCACTTCAAGTTTTGTACTTGCGCCATTGAGCATGTATCAATCTCACCCTCACAGATAACCAGTTGTTTGCCACCTGACCAGAGGTGCTGGCCAAACAGTGTCATCTTCTTGGCTTCCCCCACGATGGAGAAGTTCTTGTTAGAGTCACGTAACTTCTGAGCGACTACACGTCCGTCACCATCTCGGTAACTAGCTACTTGATACTTATCAGTAATGCCATAGCCATACTTGCGGCATGTGTCCTCTCGAAGTTTTCTTTTGGGTATGTCTCCATACTCCACAGATAAAAAGTTTTGTGTGCTTGTGGGTGTCATTGGTTCTGGTGTTGTTTTGTTTTGTGTCTGTTTATGTATCGAACAACTGAAGCAGTATTCGTGGTCTGTGTAGACAGCCCTTGCATCACTGCTCCCACAGTCTTCACAAGGGCCATGCTTTAAGAACCTACTATCTTCAGTTTCATTTCGACGCTCGGCTGTGTGTGTTTCTCCGCCCATTCTTTCCTGCCTTTAACGGCTATGATTTGATTGTCATCAACGATGATTAAACCTTGGATGCTATCTTGAATCCCTTTAAGTAAGTTATCTACATCACATCGTGGGTAATCTAACTTCGTTGACTTTGGTTGTTGTAGTCGGAATGTAAATTCACACTCGACTGTTTGTGTTAGGGGTAAATCTTTTCGACTTACCCCAGATTTTATTATGGCCTCTTCGATAGCTGCTGGTGCTGCCTTGCGGAATGCTGTGTAACGCTTCCCGTAATAGGTGCCCCATTTGCTTATCCTTGGCCGGCTGGCTGGTACTGGTGATATTGGTATACTGAACTTAAGTGACTTACGTCTCACTAAAAGTCAGCGCCACTAAAGACGTCGGCTGCTGGTGCTTCCTCCACACCTGCGTATCCGTCTTCAGCGTCAAACAATTTTTCACCCATGTCACCGCCCGGTGTGTAGGTCTTAAGGTCGATGAGTTGCACAATCTTCATACGAAGCGTCATCCCAACTTTACCTGCGATGTTCCAGCAGTATGGCTCAAAGGCGATACGTAATACTGAACCACCACCCACCTTATCGACGGGCTTTTGGATTGGTTGGTTTTGTGCTGACTTCCAGACAATGGAGTTTATCCATGTCTCACCGGTCTTATTATTCTTACCCTCTGCCTTAAGCTTAAACTTAAAAGCAGTCTCGCCAGTAGGTTCCTGGGTGTCCTTATCCAATACCTCTGAGTAAGGTATAGCATCATGCTTCTTAAGCTTGCGGCCTTCCTGCTCGGAGAAACGCTTTAGTTCAGCGTTGTGAAAAGCTTCAAGACTTGCTTGGAACTTAGCACTGTCCTCGACAGACGGAATAAGTTGAACCTTGTACTCAGGAGCGTTGCCGTATTTAGCGGCATACTCATGGTCCGGTTCGTTAAGGTAAGGGAAACGTGCAACGCCTCGAGGGCTTGCTTGAAGATTGTGTTTTGCGCTCATGTGTAACTCCTAGTTAAAGAAATAGAGAGAATTAAAAACCGAAGATGGGAGCATATTTCCAAGCTTCGGGGGTTGCGGGAGGTCAACTCCCGTCAACTGTTCACACAATTCGGCGCGGAACTCAGCGAGTACATCCCTATCAAAAAGAGACGAGGCTGATTCTCGGACGGCTTGAGCTAGTTGAGGTAAATCTGCGGCGTGACATCCGTAACTATCGTGCACCATTGAGAAGTGCGTTACGTTTGTTGCATTACAAATTGTCTCTACCATTAAAGCTGCGTCGAAAGAGTGTGTGAAGTTCGCAGTTATAGTTTGTCGTTGTCTACGACTGCTTATGACCGGAGTAGGTTCCTGGACATAAGATACATGATAGCGTTTCCCAAGATTAGTTCTTACCTTTCTTGCGCTTTTCTTAAAATAAAGGTTGGTAACTTCAAGCCCTGTTGGAACGGTCCATGTGATGGGTTTGGCTTCTTGAGTCGCAAGTGTTGCACAAAGTTGAAGGTAGTCCTTACCCTCTAAGACTGCAGGTATGTGGTTAGGTAGTACCTTCCAAAGAAGTTGAGCAAGATAGTTGGCACCAACAAAGTCGTTCTTCCAGTTAGGAACAAGGCCATCTTCACGCTGCTTCTGAAGCCAATCAAAGATAGTTCGAGAGACACCCTGTAGTGTGGCCGAGTAAGGCACAATCATTACGGCACCCTTGACGGTGCTTCGGTCAATGCCTATGCGGCGCCACTCTTGTGAGTAGAACCCATCATCTAGTTTACTGATAACATCATCAGCTACAGCTCGGTATAAGTCCTGTGGGGTCTCAGAGTACGTGCAGTTAGTTGCTACGCCAGTCTCCTCATCTCTCCGAATCAACGCCCAAATCTGACAGCCATTGTTTGTACCATCAACATGGCATGGTAGGTAACTCGGGGTCTTTGGTTCGCAAAGGATAGAGTGGTACTCAATAAGCCAAGCTAAGAACTGGAAGGGTTCTTTAGCATCAACCCAAAAGCTCATGTAGTTTAATGGGTCATGCCCGGCGTTGAAGATAAGCTTTGTGTTTTCCTCAACCCATGCAACACGCTCATCAAGAGTTAAACTAGAGTGACCATAGTGATTGGCACCCTTCACCTTGTAAGCCTTGAAGTGTTCTTCTTCAGTAAGTGGTTTACCTTTAGAGAACTGAAGGAGACCTCGAGATAAATCATCTCCTTGGTTGTTTAGTCCAACCGGTACGGAATACATCCGACCTCTGAAGTCTAACTGTTGAGGTAAGAAGAACTCTGATACTGAACTGAACTCCTCTGCTTGTTGAATGAGTCGAGCAACAGTTAGCTTCCTGGTCTTCATCTTATTGTTTGTTGCAATAACACGTGCCTTCTCCGCACCATATTGTTTACGTGCTTCCACGTTAGTGCTGATGTCTGTTGGTACTGTTGGGAAAGGGATAGGTTCACGCATAGGTAAACCAGTGACGGCGATGTTGTTCTTGTATAAGTGTTGAACCACTTCAAGCATACGTCCATTGACTGACCAGCCGGTGTCCTGCACTCGGTTGATAGCGTCATAAACTTTAGGCATCGCCTCCGGTGTAAACTTAGAGAGGTCACGTTGTGACTTAACAAGTGTAAGTGGTGTGTCAATGTAGCCACCAACATCCGGTGCACCCCACGACAACGGTTGAACAACCATTGGTGTGTACAGTGGGCGCAACTCCTCACGAAAACCATGAGCCTTCTCTAGCCAATCAACCATCGCATCAGTAGGAACAACCACGCTACGGTTACGGTTACGCCTTGCGTCATAGCTGGTCTGCACTTCGACAACACCAGTTGACTTAATGAACAACTCAAGGCCGACAACACCGGCCCTTATCTTTTCATCAATAGTCCATGCGTTGCTTTCAATGTTGATTGCCTTACGTAAAGCACCAAGTAAGAACTCACCTTGGCGTCTGCTGCCTCGGTCAGTCCATGTTGACTTCTGAATGAGTCTAAATGTTTTAGGGTCTTGAATGCGGAAGGCTTCAAGTCGTGCCTCTTGTGACAGTGCGGTGCCTATTGAAAGATGCAGAGCAGTGATTGATTTAGCAGTGGTGATTGAGTTAAGTACCGCACGACTGATAAGTAGAGCAGTAGTCTGAGAAGGTAAGGCAGACATTAGTGGTAAAGCGGCGTGACCTCTGCCAGCTCTACGTCCGGCGTGTTCTTTCCAGCCGTCTAACTCTTGTTCTACAAAGGGAGTCAACCGAGACAACGAAAGACGGCCAACAGCAGTCTCTGTTTCTTCTTCATTCTCCTTATAGTGGCTAACTGTGGTGCGGTACCTATGCTTTGCCTTATCCTTAGCAGCTTGTTCTAGTTCTATTTCGTCCATGATGTTTAGCCACATACTCTGCCACAAAAGTGGCCACACTTACCGCAAAATGGTAGCGGCTGTGGATTAAGTGTCTGGTGTAGTTGTGAGAAAAAAGTGTGGCGTGTGGCTGATACAGGTACCTGAAACCTGCGCGTATACCAATTCCGCCACCTGGGCCCATAGAAACCACCACTTTCTGAGTGTTCCACGGTGTGATGACCACTGGTATAGGCCACATCAGCCACACAATTACCACACTTTTTATCTCTGAGTAACATTAGTTATTTATGCCAGTGCATCTAGTTTTTGAATGGCCATAACTGAGTTCAGTGGGCTTAGGTGACTGTAACGCAGAGTTGTTTTTATATCTACGTGACCAGCCAAGTTAGCAACCACTGGTAGACTCTCACCATGCTGCACTAAGAGGCTACAGAACGTATGTCGGCACGTGTGCCATATAAAGTCTTTATCTTCATGCTTACCTAGTATTTTCCTGAGACGCTCCCAGGCGGAACGGCAGGTGCTCTTAGAGAGACGAGTAAACGGCCCGTCTTGTTGGTACTGAACGTCCACCCCACGTGGATAGACAGCGCTGAATGCTCGGCGTGTCAGTGGGATGGTGCGGTCTGGGCTACTGGTGTGTTTACCACCATGTATGAATACAGCATGGTCATCTCCCCATGGGCGTATGTCCTTAAACTCAATGGTCAATGCTTCCATCAACCGAAGGCCAGTGTCGCACATGAATTGAAAGAGCCGGGCATAGTCCCCGTCACCAAGTGTGTTAAAGGCAGTGATGATTTTCTCTTGCTCCGGCATACTGTAATAACTGATACGAGTTAAGCGTTCCGGCCTACGTTCTATCGCAGGACGCCGGCGAACCCAACCACGTTTATAAGCATGTCGAAATAAAACAGACAGGCAGCTTAACTTTCTGTTAATCGTGCCATCAGCTTTGCCCTTCTCTCGGAGATGCAAGACAAAGTTATCAATACTAACTTCATCTATTTCATCCATCTTCTTAAGTGGGCCAAAGTAATCCACCAGAGCATGAGTGTTAAGTACAGCAGTACGTTCCCCACGTTGACCGGACCAACGGTGTGTTATCACATCGTCGATACAATCTTGTAATGTTTTACCTTGGCTACGTGCCTTGTAGACTCGCATGTCTACGGTCTTACCATTCATAACATCAGCTTCAGTCTTGGCTGCCCAAGCTTCAGCATCATGCTCAGTCTTGAATGATTTCCTTAAGCGGCCGTTAGGTAAGCTCGAGTGTCTTACTTGAGCTTCCCAACTGTTGCCGCGTGGTGTTACTGATTTAGTCAACTTGTCCTCCTATGTTGTGACGTGTGTTTTTAATGTTGTGGGTATGGGATTTCAATACCCTTATTTATTTTAATGGCATGCTATCAATCATAAAGATAGGTGTGCCGGGGCCAGCAAACAGGCCAGCAATATTGAATGCGTAGTATTCACTAGCCTCCTCTAAATCCATCTCTGATTCTCTCATTAGTTCAGTGATTATTTTATTGACGCAGTATATTAAAACGTAATGGTCATGGGGAAAGGTGCTACCAATCCCCACGATACAATTATTAAAGCCCTCTAAAATTATGGCGTCATCAGACAGTGACTCTCTATCGAGGTAGTCTAAGTTATCAAAGGTATTCACTAGCGTATAGCTGCTAGAAGTACCTTCACACGTTGAACGTAGGGTTCAGTTGCCTTCTTCTGAGGGCCACGAGGGCCACCGTTGAAGGTAGCAGCAAGGTGCTCTACGTTATCCAATGGGTTCAACCACTGACCATAAGCCCAGCGTTGAAAGTAGGCATCAGCTATACGCTGGGCATACTCAACATCTCGGACGTCTGAGAAAACACCACTGATTGTGTCATCATACTCGGTGGCGTCATACCAGAATGCGTATGTTATCTGCAGTGGGCCATACTCACTGAAAGAACCAAGAGCATTAGCTGGGTTACGATGTCCTCCAGTCTCTACTACTTGAATAATTTGTAGGAACGTGAGTTGGTCTTGAGTTAAGAATGATTGGGCCTCCGGTTTAGAACACGATGAGGCTATGAGAATTAAAATTACGAAGATGGGTTTCATTTTGTTTTTAGTTTTTATTTAGGTAGTGAGTCGCACTGTTATGTGAATTTGCCTTTAGTGAGGCACATCCAGTTGAACATGTACGGTAGTGAGTTGGGCCATTGAAAGCCCGGCGGCAGACATCACATACCTTTGGATATGTAGCGACGTCCTCCACTTCTACGAGGGCACAGTTTGGGCAAGGTGAAGATGCAGCAAGTTGCCGGCAATCAGAGCACTTAACAATAGGTACTTCTACCCAGCTGCCATCGAACTCATCATCCGGATTCTCAACAGGCACTAGGCATGTGTTTTCTCCGGCATTCCACATAGCACCAGCTAAGATGATGCTACGTGGTCCTCGCCCTATTGGGTTATTCTTCTTCATCAGCCTCGACAGTTGCTAGAGCTGTTGTTAAGTCACTCAGTCTAATTTGCTGGCTCGGGTAGATGTCCTCGAGTGGCAGCTTGTTAGCTTTTAGTAGCTGATATTCAGCATCCTTTAAGGAGCAGATTGTAGCCTCGTCATGCCACGTGGTGCCCCTATCATCGACGGTTACGACTATGAGTTGTGCCATTAGTCCATGTATTGGTTAATCTTAACGGCAGCAAACAGTCCGGTTATAAAGATAGCCATCTGTTTCTTAGTTAAGCCGGGAGTTAAGTGCACCTTGCCACGACGAAGACGGACGGAGCCGTCACCCCAGTCAGTAATGAAGCTGGAGTTAGAGATGTAAGCAAGTTGAGTAAGTGCTTCTTCGATGTTGGCCTTTGATGGCCTATCAATTAAGTGAAAGTGTGATGTCATTTTATTTTATTATTAGGGAAGCTAAGGAAGCTATGATGATGAGCCCCAGTATTACTTGGAGCTCCTCCTTATCCGGTGTGTAGTCAGTCACTATGCTAGTGAGTCACCCCGGGGATTTTGTGTTGAGTAGTGCGCCTCGTCTGAGCCGTAGCGCTTGCCGCCGTCCGGCTTTTCTAGGCATCGACGTGCTCGCTTGTAGAGCTCGAGGCAACAGCGTGTCTCGAATGCGTCAGGGCCAAAGGTACGGTAAGCTGATGCAAAGGCATCACCAAGTGCTAATGATGTCTCATGTAGCTGAATTTCTTTTATTGAGGTGTGTGGCAAAATGTTATTTTGTGTTAGGTTTAGATGGTATTGCTACCACTGTAAGTTGCTCTTGAATCGAGCCACTGGTCTTAGAGATTTTAAGCCAGTGTGTTAGGCATAAGTGATATGTGCCTAGTTTTCTATCTGCTACCGAGATGTGGTCTCCTGTTTGACGGCAGCGCTTCCAGCTGCACTTCATGCCTTCTCCCACTCTTCGTCACCTTTAATCCACGCCATGGCCAAGCAGATGTTCTCCCACTTTTCATCACTGATTAAACCAGCTTCTCGGGCGGTGTGTAAGGCATCCCAAATGATAGCCTCAGATTGTGGGATACTAAAGTTTGTAGGCCAGCTCATACCTGCAGCCCCTGTAGTTCTATTTCCCGTAGGGTTATATCATAATAACGCTCACGCATTATGTCTAATTTCTCCAGCGCGTGGATGGCATGCCGCACGTCACGTACGTAGGCCTCGCAATTTAGCCTGTTGTATATATCGGCATCCTTTGCGTACGCCTCGACTATTTCAATCGAGCCGTTTAGTGTGGTGATGGCGTCGAGTAATGGAACATCGACGTCGCAGAGTTCTTGTAGTAGTGGGTTGGTCACTGTTTTATTATTTTATTTTGGGTTGATGATGGAGCCGGGATTCGATACCCGAAATCTTCCGCCTTCCGGTCGGCTGCACTATCCGGGGATTAATTATTTCCCCTTATTACTAAGGCCGCTAAGCCCCACTTGTGCCACTCCATCACTGCCGCAACCCCGGCTAATCTAATAGCCCGGGGCGTTGGTCTTGGTTGTGGGTTGTATTTATCCTTCCTTGGTTGTTGCGTCGAAGTATCGCAAAATGCTTATCATCGAGAAGCTATTTCCAACGATGGAATTAAACTCGTCGATGTACGCATGGTATTTAATCATTGTTTCCACTAAGTCTTTAGGCAATAGGGCGAAGGCCTCTAATGCTTCCGGGTTATCCTTGTACTTTCTGTCTAACACTGATTTTATTATGTCAATTTCTTTCATTTTATTTTATGGGTTGTGGGTTGTGGCGGTGCCGTTAGTAGGGCCTTGGTTATCTTATCGGCAGATACTAACGGCGTTTTCCATTAAATGTTGTATTATTTTGGATTATTTTAAATTCTTAGTTTTGGGTTATACAGCGAATACCATCTTGCCTAGTCGCTGCTGCACTTTGCGGCCACCTTTGACCGAAAGCCATCCTATGGTCCCGGGTTGGTCTAGAAATCTAGCGTCGGTATCATCGTGACTAGCTACATAGACCCAGTACCGGTGGTACCCTAGCACCATAGCGGCTAAGTCGATTTTACTTTGTTCGGACTCCGGGGCTTGATTGACGATGGCCGCCACTGATAGGCCTTTGTCTAGAGCTAGTTTCGCTCCAGTGCGGCTATCGGCGGCCTCTGAGGCGCTGAAAGTGTAGTGCATGTTATCCCGGCCATCATATTTACGGATACGTGATACGCTCTTAGTGTAGTCGTACCACTTAACGGCCGGGAATAGCTCCGGCATTTTCCAGAGCTCAGCTAGTCCCAAGTCAGAGGTTCCGTCGAGACGTACGGCCGCAAGTTCTCCGGCCTTTGCTGCTCTAGTCTCTAGTAGTGCTACTTCACCGACTATCATACGACGCATTAAGTCCGGCGCTGCATGGTATAGGGCCGTACGCCACAACCGGGCATTCTTTGCCGGAGTGATGCGCATTTTGCCGGAGTCTACTAGACAACCGGCCTTACATCCCTCAGTAGCCCAAGGGCATACATCTAGACGTTTACCGTTTCGAGTGATGCCGGCAGCGTCTGAGGGTTCAAGGTATAGGATGGCCGTATGTATACCGGCAGTCCGGCCTTTGTCTACTTTGTAGCTAGTGCCTAGTAGTTTTATTTTGCCTT